TTCCTGTTCCGCTTCGGTAAGCAACCGTTCCAGTTCGTCCAAACTCATATTTGTTATACTATTTGCCCACGTCTGGAAAGAAACTTCACGCATGGCAAATTCTTTATCGATAGCGTTTAATGCTTCCGTTCGCTGATAGGACAATTCAGCCTTTTGCTCCTCCGTACCTCCCGCTTTTTCCAGATTTGCTAAATCATTCTGGTATTTCTTTTCAACGCTTAAACGCTTTGTTGTATAGTCTTGATACTTGGCGAGAATATTGTTATAATAATTTGCCGTTTCGTTGGCCTGCTTCTGTTTGGTGTATTCTGACATGTTGTCAAACATCGATGTATCAACAGAGACAGAGGAAGGGTCAAACGCCTTTTTCTTGTAGTTCTTATCTTTGGCGGCTTTGGCGTTCTCCTCTGCTTCAAATATTTGTCTTTGCGCCTCCGTAACTTTACGGATATATTCCTGTTTATCTCTTTCGATGGCTTGTAACTCTATTTTGTTGTTCAGTTCACGCTGCGCCATTTCTTTGTCTATGCCGTCCGCCATCGCATTTATCCGGGCCTGTTCTACTTGATTCTCCAAATCCGTATCAAGTCGTATTCGTTCACTTGCATTTTTTTTACGGAGTTCTTTAATCTTGTTTATCTGGTCGGTATAAGCGTTTATGTCAGTCGATCCGGTGGGATTTGCATTGGAAAGAGCAAAAGCTCCTACATCGATAGATTTTATTACTGCGTTATTTGCATCTTCAAAATCTTTCATCGCCTTTGTATTCTTCTCCAACGCCTTAGCCCTGCGATTGTATTCTTTTGCTTCTGCCGTTAACGCCGTAACCGGTTCCGCCTTCCCCCCCATTGTGGGACTCGTTATCATGTATTTTGTTTCTGTCGCAGTTCCCGCCTTTGTACGTTCCTTGTTCCTATTAAGCCAATTAGTATCCGCATTTATCGCCTTTTGTAATTGATACATTTTACCGTAATTCTCCTCTACAATTTTCATTGCTGCTCTTGCCTGTGCAACCTTCAATATGTTTTCGGTCAAGTTTCGGTAAGCATTAGCCGCATCCCCTGCTAGAATAGCCTCATTTGTCAAATTACTGAAAGATTCGGGATATTTCCTTTGTAATTCGTCTGCTGCTGCGTTTCGCTCCTTTAATGATCTGGTTTGGTCTTGTGTAGCTTTATATAAAATATCCAACTCCGCACGCTCCGCCGCCGATTGCTTTGCGGCTTCGTCCATAACCCGGCTTAAATTCCGTATATTAGTCGCTGTTTTATCCACAGCGGCAGAAGCACGGAATAATGTACTGATCCATTCCGTAATCTTGTCTCCATACACGACAAGCAAAGTAGTTGCGACAGAAAGCCCCGTTTGTAAACTGAATACAGACTTTAACAGCTGCTTCCAAACGGGAGTAGCACTTTTACCGGCCTCCATTAGCATTTGGTATTCTTTTCGAGCCGACGATAGGGCATCTTGGAATGGACCTATATTATTACTTATCGCTAAAAAAAACATTTGTGGACCAAATGCCAGTGCAGGCAGTTCTCGTGCAATTTGTGTAACACTGAATCCCAAAGCATCGAATCTGGTTTTTGCTCCCGCCGCATATTTGTTCATTGACAAGGATGCATTGTCAAGTTGCGTTTGGGTCTCCTGTAAATTTTTCAGTAGCTCAGCCCCCTCTAAACCCTCCCTTTGGGCTTTGGATAAATTCATGTAGTCAGTAGTAAGAAGCAACACCTTTGCGTGTAACCCTGCAATAGAATCTCCTGCAATCTTTCCGGCTACACTTTCAGCTCTCAAATTAGCTTCATTCTCTTGTATAGCTTTTGCGAGTTCTTCGTGAAGCACATTTAATCGGGCTTGTGACTGAATATATGAATCCAAATCCACATTTCCCTCCTCGTACAGCGCATTTAATCCGGATTGCATCTTTTCTACCTGCTGCAAAGCGAGTATATTGCTCTGTATGTCTTTCGTGTATTGTTGCGCTTCCTTAGACATTTTGTTAAATGCGTCCCTGCTTTGTTGGTCAAGCCGTTTAAAATTCTCTCCCAACAACGAAAAATCGATGTCTTTACCGAGATCTATTTTAGTGCTGTTAGTCTTATTATATACCTTTGAAAGTTCATTTTGAATCTGGTGTATTTTCTTTAATACATCGTCATTCGTTCCTGAAAATTTAAAATTTATTCCTGCCATATTTTTTAATTTTATAAGTTCAATTAAGGAAGTATCAATCTCTGAAAATGCTTTTGATTAGTTTCATGTTTGCCGGGTCATCGGCATTTATTACGGCTCCGCCTTCCTTTAAATGTGCCGCCTTAAATTCTTCTTTGGTTAAACAAACGCTATCGGCGTGGTCGTAGAATAACATTTGCAATGTAGTAAGATTCAAACCCCAAACTACAAAGTCCGGTTTCCACCCATAACGGGAGCAAGCAAAATCTATCAATCCCCCAAATATGCTATTTCCGCCAAACGTTACAACATAATCCTTGCTTCTGACTTTGGCTATTTTCCTCCGATTTTCGGTGTCCCTATCCAATCCGAAATGTTTAATAAAATCTTGCAAATCCGTATTAGTGATAACCGTAAAAAAGAGCGTTGCCAAATCCTTTATATCAACCGTATTAAGAACAGATTCCCGTTTTTTTAATAACGCATCGTTAAACATATCGATTTTACGTCGTATCGTACTGTACGCCAATATTCTAAGCACTTCGGGTTTATTATTCTCACACAATTTTATAACCTCCTCGAATGGTTCGTTTTTTGCTCGTTCCGGGTCTATATTCAACTGTTTTTTTAGGTTCTCTAAAATAAGCTCCCGCCCCAAAGTTGGGGGATAGATACGATATTCTTTGTCTCCTACTTCAAACCGCACAGGGACATCGCCCAGCACATCGATAATTTTTTGTGAAATCTTTTCTTTCATACACCTAAAATATTTCAAGTTTATCTATTTCTACTTCAATCTTCGTTTTTAATTTCCGTTCTGTTTCTTCCCATTTTCCCCTTGCCCAAAGTTCGGTTGATGCAAGTACGTCTTTATTATCCATCGCTTCTACAAATTCAGCATAGTTCATTCCGGCGACTACGATAAGTACATAGTTATTAGAATATCTTTTAGCAAGTTCTTTCGCTAAGTCTTTACCTGTTTTTACACCTTCTGAACCTTGCTTCACTTGGTTGAAAGTTGAGTATTGAATGATATTCTTATTATGAGCAATCACATATCCAACCGAACTACGCAAGTTGCCTGTTTGGTCGTACCAACTTTTATCACCTGCTCTATCACGAATTTTTGTAACGCATTGTTCGCCAAGTTTGGATAAAGCACGAATAGTAAGACGCTCGACACGCTCTGCTTCTCTCATGAGCGTGTCATGCACTTCGCTTAGCTTGGTGGTCATTCTTATACCCATAGTTTACATTGTTTCTGGTAGCGATGGAAACCTTTCACACTAAACTCCCTTTCAATTCCTTCAAGCAGATGTATCTTAATCCTGTCACCTATCATGAATGTTCGACAATTTGCACGTAGATAAACTGTATATGAATAGCTTCTTACAATACCATCGTCAAACTCTTTTTCAGAGGCTTTACCAGCAGGAACTGCGTCGCATTCAATGCAGCCTTCCCAGTTAGTTTCTCCTTCATGATAATCACCGTTGCTATCCTCGTAACCATCTTTTGATACGAGGTACTGCAATCTGTGTGGATATAGTCTTATTACTGACATATTACAAAAGGCAGTCACCTATATATACCATTGGCTTTGCCTCCAACTCTACCGAAGGTTCACCAATGGCATTATAGATTGAGTTAACACGTAACAGAATACGTTCTTTGTCTTTATCTGATAAAGAACCAAAAGACTTGTCTGCTTCAGAAAAATTGATAGCCTGAACTAAAGACCAAAGACAGTCAGCCAAAGCTCCCATATACTCCTTTGAGTTCATTGTATCTGAATCGCAATCACCAACTGGATTGAGTTTGCGTTTTATCATCACATTCTCTACAAAACCTTCTGGAATAGGGTAATGTATTTCGTCTATAAGAGCTTGCTGAATTGTCTTCATGGCTTAACTATCTCCATTTGTTGTTTTATATGATTCAACAGCTTTTTTGAGCTTAGCTTCATCGGCATCATTCAATTTGTTTACAGCAGCAATTAACTTATCGTCTGAAATAGTAGTCGATAAGTTTTTACCGGTTATTTTATTGAACTCTGCGACGAAGTTTGCTTTTATGTAAGCTTGTCCCCAAATGGTGATGTTCTTATCGGTAGAATCTTTTCCCTCTTCGGTAGTGTCAATCGTTTGAGCCTCTGAGATGTCAAGAGAGTAGATTTGGTCTACGTTTTCAATAACAGGGAGAACTAATGCTTGACCACTTGTAAATTCCTGCAAAGGATCATTTTTAGAATACTTGCTGATAAGTTTGTATTCATCTACCGTGGAATAAATTACTCCTGCTACGGGATTAGTAACTTCTGCAAGTGTGCCCCAAACCAATGCGCCAACTTCTTGTGTAGTAAGGAATATTAGTTTGTTCGCATTCCACGGTTTGTACGGAATGCGTTTACCATTTTTCTCAGAAATTACTGTACGGTCAATCTTTAAGAATGTAATTCCGTTGTTGTCATCGGCAAATGCTTCGTCAAATAATGTAGCAGTAGGAACAGGTAACTTAGTGTTGCTGTCGAATGTCTGACCTCGATAGTTGGCAACCAATTCTTTTGCCCATTGTTCTTGTCTCATTTTATTGTAAGTCGATAACGAGATTGCTATCGTTGTAATTGAGTTTCCATCTGCGTCAGCTTTTGCAATAACACGCTTTATGTCATCAGAGGAAATAGTTCCAGCTGTTTCTACACCAAAGCTATTTTGCGGTAAATAGTTGAAATTTATGCGCAATCCAGTTCCTGTATTGTTTTCATCTTCAACGATTACAACTCCATCAGATAAAGCAGTTAAAAAGTTTGCTTCGTTCTTTTCATCGATACCAACAGAGCAAGCTACCGCATCGTTGGTTAGCTTGTTAGCTATATTAGTGAACGCAGCTCCTTGAGCTTTCATGATGTTGATTGTGTTGATCTGAGTCTCACGAAGAATTTTTTTCATTCCGACCTTTGGCAATGTACCATTTGCGTGAGCAATGGAGTCTCTCATCTTAGGAGGGAGAGGTGAGTCCATTGCTACCATGTCGGCCGCAACATAAGTTGTGTTAACTGATGCACTTTCCCACTTTTGGTCTGCGGAATATTCTTTGCGAAGCATTGTCTTGTGAAGATATGTAAGCTGATTGCCTCGCTTACCATTGATTCTCTCGATGATGGTTTGAAGTTTCGGGAAAATCTTTCTGATGTATTCAATAAATAGTGATTCTTTCATTTTTTACCTCCTTTCTACATTAATCGTGTAAGAATACAAGAGTTGGCAATGCCGTTTTCATAGCCGCTTTTATGTCGTCTATGGGGTATGGACTCGCCAAATCATTGACTTCGCCGCTATACATAATACCAACCAATGGTTCACTAGCTGGTTTTGTACATACAACTACTCCTACATATTCATGAGAACCGGGAAGTGAGTCGTATCCATCGCCAGATGATTTTACGGGCATAGGTTTGTACGTGTCTGTTGACGGATCACGAATAACAACGTGCCCGGCTTTAATAACCGGAAGGTTATAATTTGATACGTCAAGAGTACGACCTCCGATAATGCCAGCTACATAATGCCGGATTACGACAGAATCCATTCCGGCATTGAGAACTTCCATTTCGCTTGATAAATTTGCTGTTGCACCCATTGTTACAATTTCTTTTTTGACTTAGAAAGTGTTGACTAAATCTTCAACTTCTTTGTCGGTTAATACTTCGTCTTGTTTACCCGAACCTTTACTTCCGGCAGCAGGAGGGGTTGCCAATGTTGCCAAACCTGCATCTGCACGCTCTTGATTGTAATTCTTCAGGTCTTCCTCAACATCTGAATAGAACTCCTCGAAATCGTCGTCACTTTCAAAGTTCATCTTAGAGAAGCTTTTCAAGGTACGTGAACCGAATGTTCCAGTGTCTTTCAGCAGGGCTTCAAGTTTGGCTTTACGCAAGTTAGAAACTTTTTCACCTTCCAATGCTGCAAAACGGGCTTCCTGTTGCTCTCTGAAAGACTTAAACCATGCGGGTTCTTCGTCTTGTTCATTTCCTTTGTTGTTGGGATTTTTCTTGTTTGAACCAGCTGGACGAGAGCCGCCTTTTGACGTGTCATCGTCAACGTCGTCATCATCATCTTCTTCTGATTCGGGGTGTTTTTTCTTCCATTCGTCAAGCAAACGGTTGGCTTGCGACTGGCCGAAAGTGAGGTAAGGGAGAACCGCTTCTATCTGCTCGTCGATTTCTGCGTTTACATCCTCTTCTGAGGCATCTTCTGCGGATTTCAGGTTATCGGCAATCTTGGCGGCGATACCCTTCAATTCCTTTGCGTTGAACCCTAACGCCTTCGCTTTAAGTTTCAACCTTACGAAAACTTGCTGTTGTCTGTTCATTTCATTTAGGTTTAAACAAAAAAATAGTCTGCGTAGCAATGTAGCCAGCAGACTATTCGCATCTTCTTTCAGATGTGCCTCCGCCTAAACGGACAAACAGGTGTTTACGACAAGTCGGGTGGCGTACATCTTCATACGCTTTTTGCAAATATACAGTAAAGTATATGAATTTCATATACTTTTCAATAAAATATTGATCGAGTTTTATTTTTTTAAGAAAAGAGGATAATAAAGAATAAGACAAAGCAAGACAAAAACAAGATGGTTGGGAATGAGTGATTTATCATCAAGTAACCAACGGCAAGTGGAAGTGAATTTGCGTTATTATCCAGTTATTCTATTGAGAATGGCAAAGATTGTTTCATCAGTGAATCTGAAAATTGCGTGTGAGGTTGCAGCTGAGATACTATATAAGGCATTCATCGTTCATTGAAAGATAATCATTTTCAGTTAGAATAATACTGTCTAATAATTTTATATCAAATATATCTAATAGATTTTTAAGGGAGTGAGTCATTTTTATATCCTCATTACTAGGGTTTTTGTTACCGCTTGGGTGATTATGAACGAATATGACATTAGTAGAGAGGGTATCAATAGCATATTTGGCAATCAATCTTTTGTCAGCTAATGCGCTGCATATTCCTCCTTGAGAGATTTTAGCATACCCGGTTATATTGCAGGCTTTGTTCATCAATATAATGAATGCACTTTCGTAAATAAGAATATCTTCATGATAGAACTTTCTTGCGAAATTAGCAGAGTCTATAGAAGAATAAACTTTGACAACTTCAAAATCTTGTTTTTTTGCTGTTATGCTGTATTCTACTGCTTTCTTTTTCATTGCTCTTATGTATTTTATGCTATTTCGAATTTGTAGTTAGGATTGTTTGCTTTCATCGATTTTATGTTTAAAGATGAGTATATAAGCCTGTCACTTGTGTAAACACTTCTTGCAACTGTTCAGCATAAATATCACTCAAAAAGAAGACCTCTTTGGCCTCGGAAAAAGAAAAAGTCTTTTTGTTTAATTTCGGGGATTTGATGAATCTCATAGAATAAGTATCCTTACCTTCTTCATAAGTAATAATTAATTTATCTGCGCCAGATTTATTTTTGCTCAATTTAATAACCTGCTCTAGGTCACCAGATTCATTCTCCATGTAACCAGTAAATTTTGATCCTGTCATAACTACAAATCTATGTCTGCCAAGTTGTTCGTATAAGGCTAACATTATTTCTTTTATTTGTTCTTCTGAATGTTTCATTACTCTTATGTGTTATATAGGGGCTTTCGCCCTATCGGTTAAACTTAGAATTTTTCAATATTTAGATTACTATTAATTATAAATATGCGTCCACATTCACATATCACATGTGTGTCGGTAATGCGTGTTATTTTTCGCACTACATCATCGTGCGTTACATAATTCCCATTTTGTAAATCACCCGAAATTCTGTATCTCAAACCTACCATTATTTCTGTTACTTTCATCGTTTTTGTCTTTTAATTGTTAGTAATATTGATTTGTTTTAGTATTGTAAAGATACTCATTATCAGTGAGTTAATCAAATATTTACAGCCTTATTTTGCTCATAATCAAGAGTTTAACTTTTGGTAACTTGGATATTGTAATATCAAAAACGCCGACTTTCACAAGCCGGCGTACATAAGAGCAATGAAAACTGCAATTATTAATAAATAATAAGACAGTTTTCGATACAAAGATAGAGGTTTATAGCGATCATAAAAAGTCTTTTAGTAATTCTTCGTCACTAATAAAATCATAGTCAAATGGGTAAAATGTATTAGCTAGTGCATCCATATAGTCTGGCGAACGTTTGATACGTTTCTTGATTTCTTCTTTCGGTTCAATTATAATTCGTCCATCGCTTTGGAACTTCCAGTGTGTTTCGGTTGCTTCCTCCATGAGTTTGTCACAAGGGGGAATAGCCGCCCCAAAACCGTTCTTAGGATTAAGCCAATCACGTAAAGACCAATAGCAGTAAGCTCGCATATTGGCAAATTCATATTGTCCGGTAAGGTCATGCAAGCCTTTTGCACTCTCGGAATACTTGCAAGAATAAACATTCCTATATCCGAGTTCTTCCAGTCGGGAATATACTCCAGCTCCTTCACCTATTGTATCGATGTATGCTTTGGATTTTTTGTCAGAAAGATATATGATGTGCATTCCTGCGACATGCATGTGATCCGCTTTTCCAGCAGATTGGTGAACTTCAAATTTAGGGACATAGTTTCCGTATCGAGGGCAAAGTACACTTTCATCTCGACCCATACCAGCAACATCAGAACCAATCTTACATGATTTAGACGGTGTAAAACCTTCTTCTTGTAATCGATTCCAATTATCATTTGCAATCTCTATCCATTCATACGGAATAAGTACATCTTCGGAGACTTTTGGAAACATTCCAAGTACCTTGACACGAAAAAGGTCATTAGGTCGGTATAGACCATCTTCCCACTTAAAATCACCTTCTCCTTCATTAAAATCTGCCTTCTGAATGGGAGAACACCAATTTATCACTTTATCTTTTACCCATTCATAATCTACTTGACCGGGAATGACTAATTTCCTTTTGACTACATTCTCTGCATTGAGTGAGTTTAAACGGAATTTCGCAAATCGATTGGATTTCATGGCTCGTGCGGCATAACCCGTAGTTATGTTAGGATTAAACACGATGAGTAAACGGGAATTTCCTTGTAAGTTACCTTCAATAGCATTATATGTTGCTTCTGAAATACCCGATGCTTCAGTAACGACGAACATTGTATTCACAGCGTGGAACCCAGACCATGCTTCAGTATTGTCATCACCAGCCTTAAACCCCGTCAGGAACCATTCTTCATAATCAGTCTTTATACCCGAAGACAACAATCTTCCCGGAAGAAAAACTGCATTTCTGTACAAGCGTGAGATTTCCGGGATCATAATATTCTGTACCTGCCTTGCTGTTGGTGCAGTCATGGCAATTTTTGTATTCTTGGATAATTTGCCATCTTTCCAACGTGGAGTGAGGTACATAAAACACATAGCAGCACATGCTGCAACGAAGTCCTTACCACGAGCTGTACCTGATGCAACAGCTGTCATAGGATTGTGCTGGACAGAGGATATGATAGATTGCTGCTCGCTGTCTAAACGAACCTTCAAAACATCACGGCAAAACCTATTCCAGTCTTCTATCCATGACTTTAAGTAGCGTATGTCCTTGCGTACATGGCTCATTCCTCATCATCAGGCAATTCTTGCATCAGTTTCTCAAATGGATTGACATTCACGTTTTGCTCAACGCTTTCCACATAGCCACGTTTTTTGCCTTTTGTCTTGAGATGGAATATGATGGCCGTAAGGTTGCCTGCGTTAATCTGTTCAAGTAATTTGCTTTCAGAAAAATCGATTAAACTCTCATCAACATCTGACAGTAGTTGATTCAATTTAGGGTACTTTTTACGCCATGCGGTAAATGTGTTTCGGTCTATGCCGAGAGAAGTACACGTAGATGATATATTACCAGCTTTCTTAGTATAAACCTCAGCGACCTTTTCATACGGGATTTTCTTGTATCGTGCCATATCACAGTTTTTAAATGTTGAATTTGCTTATTTCTATTTGTTTTTAATTATCAGTTAGAACGCACTGTTTACGACCATTCGTATAAAATCATTGTACTCTATGCCATGCTCTTTCATGCACTTAGCCATATATCCATTGGGAGAAAGTCCGGGAATCATATTAATATCTATCACATATGGTACTTGGTTGGACATTCTGAAATCTATCCTAAGGTAATGTTTAGCACCTACCGCTTCAAACACTTTCTTCGCAATTCTGTCAAGTAATTCATCTTTGCAGGCAGATGCACTGAAGCTGTAATTTCGCTTTGTTTCATCCGTTTGTATGCCATCCGTGTTATTGGCATTCGTAAAAGCAGAGTATGTCTTTAAAGAGCTATCTTTCTTTGAGTATATTACAGAAGTGGTTATATCACTCCCGTCAATGTAACGTTCTATCATCGGTTCTATGCCTTGTTTGTGAAGAAATAGACATTTATTTATGACCTGCGACTTAGTAAAGCATATACTGTTTGAATCTATTCCGACGCTATTCTCGCCAAACTTTGGTTTAACGAAATATGCGAAACCTCTTTCCACATCATTGGGACCAACTGTCAGAGGAAACGGAATGCCACATTTGTACAATTCGGATTTAACAGCTTCCTTATCATGAGTAAGATAGTTAGTCTGCGAAGATTCAAGCGTGGACGCAAATCCGATTCTTTCCTGAGCTTTTCTAACATGTTGATTGATGTTCTCGTCTCTTGCCCGAATAAAAGCAATATCCTCTTTCGTGAGAAAAGAGAAATCATCATCCTTATCCGCACAAAATATGTCTATTTTACCATCGGCAAAGGCTTTCTTATAATATTTATACGTGGGAAAGCTGCCGTCTTCCTCTTTACGATTCGCTATTACCCAAATCATTGTCTTTCTGTATTTCGGTTAAACGTTCCTTTGCTAGATCAAGCAGCTTAGAAAAGCATATTGCAGGAGACTTGATGTTGAATTGGTCTCCTATTTCTTTCTGCAACTTAAGCAGCATCTCCTCATTAGGTTCATGGTCTGCAATCAATACGATGTCGCTTTTCTTCGCCTGCTCCCTTATGTCCCCAAACAGACTGTCTAGTGCATCAAACGAGTTTGGGTAAAGGATAATGGAGAAAGTAAAAGTCTCCTTCATCACGGATATATCTATACCGTTCGTATCAACCGGTGTAATTTCGTCAATGTTGATGTGGGCGAACTTCTTGAACTCGATGGTCTGAATTTGTTCAAATAATTTCTTCAAGATATTCCTGTTATCTTCTCCATGTAAGGAGTTATGGGAAAGCTGGATTGCTATAATCTCATCTTTCGTAAGCTCATCTTCATCGCAATAAAGAATGCCTATCTTGGAGTAACGCAGTTTCTTACAAGCCCTCAATCTGTGATGCCCGCTTATCATCACAAATCTTCCGTCTTGTTTTTTGTAACAACACGGGACGCTACTCAATCCGGATTTGCCAATATTATCGCATAGGGCGGCAAAATCCTCTCCAGTCATTTCGTTGGCGTTCATTTCCGCCTCATCTATAAGGCTGATGGCCACCTGATCGTATTTCCATCTATTTTCGTTGCCCATTTTCTAATAGCTTATGGTATTTTTCTATTACTTCCTTATAGCTTGAATACACACCAAGTTGCCCGCTATAAGCAAGATATGATGATGTGCAATGCTCTTTCACTTTTGTATAAACACCCCGATATTTCATACTTACCGGTTTGTGGGTATAAGCACAGCTGATAACCTTCTCCACTAACTTGTGCATAGAGCGGCTCAATATTCTTTGTACTTCTTTTGTTTGTATGCAGTACAAAATAAACTTACTAAGTTTAGGAATTGCATTATTCGTGCAAAAATCAGTAAGTTGAAACAGATCATACCCATTGTGTTGTGGTAACGTGAATCCAAAACCACCCAGCGTGTACTTGCCGTACATGACTACAAAAGGATATGTGGATGAACTTACAGAATCCACTTTCTTGACATACTTCTTCTGCAATCCTTTCAAGTAACCCGGTTTTACCTTCAATATCCTTAGAGCATCCGGGTTATCTATACCCAAATCATCAGGCGGAACTATCTCATCAACGGTATCAATACTGGATGAGTATGAAGTGTTTGACTGACTGTTTATGCAAGGTTTGTTGCAATAAAGATAACGACCAGCCGACCACCTTTCGCCTCCTGAAGAATTGAAGATAGCAACTTTGTGCATATTACTAAGGTATGGACTATTGCTGATGAAGTAAAACCAAGTGTCTTTTGGCAACCTTTCCACCAATTCGTAATAGTCATTCCTTATAACGGGAATGTCCGATTCCATATCACTGTTTTCCCGTATCAGCTTGAACGCCCTCTTTAAGAACTTATCCTTACCATAGTTAAAATAGATGACTTTCTTTCCATCAATTGCTTCTTGAAGAGAGCCTCGATGGTATTCACAGGTAGTAAGCAGCGACATAAGCCTCTCACTTGACTTCTCCGTGTATTCAATGGACTCTTTTGCCTTATACTTTATCGCATCGAGAATAGCATCGTTCCTTGCAGACTGGCTCATACAGAACTTCTGCAAGCCCTTTGCATACAGAGCCAACGCAAGCTGCCTTGATGGTGTCTTGTTGTTGAACTGCTCCAGCCATTCCAGACTGTTGTTATACGTCAGCGACATTTTTCCATTGGATAGCAAATACAGCAAATGGCAATATGGGTCTTGACTAAAAATAGACACATCCATTTTATCCATGAAAAACAACTCATAGTTATATAAAAAGCTGTTTACTATGCATACCTCTTTGTGCCCATGTTCTTTCATTGCCTCATATAGAGCCGAAGCCTGTTTGGAATTGAATGCTATCGGTCTTGTTTGAAACGTTTCTATCGCATTGTATGGGTTGCCTTGATAGAGTAGCGGAATAAGCTCCTTAGGTGTTTCGTATTTCAGTCCGGTAACTTTTTTGAACTCCTCATAGGTATGTAGTAATTGAAAGTCATTCAACGTATGATTTATGGCATAATAAAACATTCTATACGTAGAGTAAACGCAATTCATCGCCATATAAAAATCTGTTGTAGCATGATAGGTGCGAAACTCTATAGTCTTAGTCTTAAAATATGATGATATGTTAATTGCGTGACGGATAAAACCTTTCTTTGAATTGTTAGTAAATAATTCTCTTATGTCGTCAAATGTTTTGGATTGCAAAACACCATTATAATATTTTTCAGTAGGAATCGGAATGAGATTGAAAACCATTTCGTCCCATTCTGAGATATTCGCATACTTTTTGATGAACGGATAGCATACATAAAAGAAAAGAAAGATATTTTTTAATTGCTCCACCGACAAATCCCCAGCATAGATATGGACATGTGTATAGACGCTCCATTTGATTACACCTCCTGCATTTACCATAGATTCATATACACTTTTCAATTCGTGCAAATCTTTCAAGCAAAGTCTTAGCGGTGGAGTATTAATTTCGCCACCAAATCTCTTATTACACGTCCCGTCTGTGTTAACAATATCCTCATCCTTACTCCATGAATATCCTGTTGGCAATGACACTTTACTACGGTCAAGATTACACATCTCAATCTCGACACCAAATGTACGTGTTTTTATGTCTGTGCTAATATCCATATCTTGTTTCGCAAAGTTCTTCTATATACTTTTCGCAACCTAATCTCTGGATAGTTCTTCCGTTTTCTCTAAAATCTTCTCCTAAAGCTACACTTGAAATATTGATGAGAGATGTTGTAATGGGAACGTCTACGCCTATTCTTTTGGCAATGCTTTCCAACAGGATAAGACCTTGTGAAACATCTTCCGTGATGTATCTTGAACGCACTGAAGTAGGACTTATCGCCCTATCTTTGGATTCAGAGTATTCGTAAAAACTCTTTATAGGGTCACCGAGAAAACCTCCTGCGACAAAAATATCGATAGGATTACAACCTAATCGTTCTAAAACCTTGCGTTTCTCTTTATCCAAATCTAGCATAACCTTAAAGGTCGCATCATTACCACGGGCGTATGCTTCCCTATACATACAGAAGTTTCCCTTGCTGTATTCTATTCTTGGAATGCTCATTATGGATCCAACGGTATGCAAAACCATATTAGGGTTGAGTAATGCGGATTCCAATACTGAGTATTCGTTGCTGAAACCTTTATATAGTTGACGGATTCTATCCATACACTCCCCTGCTATTTCTTTTTGGAAGATAGACAATGGGCTTCTTGTAAGCCTGCACCCAACCCGGAATACGACTTCTCCGGGGACATCATCTTCTTCTATTCGTCCTTCAAGATATGGGCCAGCAGTTTCCACTATGACTGGCATTGAAGAACAGTGCTTTTTGAAGTAGAAAGATGACATATAACTGCAAATGCAAATTACAATCTGGCTCCCGTTGAGAAACTTGCTTATTCTCTTGATAAGATTTTCGTGATAGGTACTTTGAATTGTCACAATGACGACATCAGCTTTTGTTACTTTGCTAATGTCATGAGATACTTCATTGATTACAGCAGTTCTATAACTACAGTTCTCTTTCAGCAATACACGGTTATTGTTCTGACGGATTTTGTCAAAAACTGATTCTTTCGAGTGGGAGGTTTTAATCAAAGAAACGTCGTGTCCGCCAATAGATAAATCTGCTGCTATGGCTACACCTACATTACCACACCCTAACACTGTAATTTTGATAGGATCATTAGAGTTCTCTTGTCCTTGATTTAAAGGATTTGTTATCGTTTTTTCGTCCATATATTTAAGTTGTATATAACTTCATATACATTTTGTGCTAAGTCTGCCAAGCGTATTCCCGACAGGACTAAACACAAATCCATCATTTTTCAAGCTACTTGCAAGAACACTTATGCAATTTTTCGGCTTCTTTCAGTCGTGTCAGATAGCAATTTCTATCACCCCGTAAACTGCACAAGTTTTAATGCTCTTGCTTTTGCTTATCGCTACTATAAGGGTTGTGGCGGTGGCAGGACTCGAACCTGCACCTTCTACCCAAGAAGTCTTACCGGAATGAAGTTATCTCAATTAAGGGCAATCCTATTTAACCGGTTTATGAAGCGTCTACCAATTCCGCCATACCACCAAATTTGCTTGTCTTTCCAAGCTGTCAGATTGACCGCGTACCAGCGGAACGCATGGAATCGAACCACGCACATTTACCATAATCTCAATCACCGAGCCGACTTGAACGGCATTCGAGCGGGAACAGGGAATCGAACCCCACTCTTTGGCTGGAATGCCAACGCTCTGCCGATGAGCTGTTTCCGCAATATGGGCAGCCTTCACAGAATTTCCACTGCCCTTCCTTGTACTTCGGTCGTTATTTCTTATCTCTGAGGTTGAAGTGGGATTCAAACCCACGAATAACGGTTTTGCAGACCGTTGCGTTAATCACTTCGCCATTCAACCAAACCAATGCTGTCAAACCACCGCTTGCTTGGCAAATCTGACAGCATCCCATCAAACGCTATTGATGGTTGGCATTATTTTCAAAACAAACTCGCTTGTTCATAATTGGGCTCTTTCTTCTCAACAACTCCAAATTCTGTGATTTCAATACCAGTATTTTCTGTGATCCATTTTGCCAAAATATGGCGATGGCAGAAATCACCCGGTTTTTCGTAGCAACAAAGAGCAACGTCTTTTCCTCCGCTTAACATTTCAATTTGTTTCACGACTTGGTTCGCATCTTGGCTTGCCAATATTCTGTCGTAAAGCTTAAGATACTCTTCTCGAGAACAAGGTCCACTTACCATATAGCGGGTGGGACAAACATTCAACATTTGCGGAATACCAGCTATAAATCTGGGTTTTCCGATTGCTACGCAAATCATATTAACTCCCGCCTCTTTCAGTTTTCGACTATTACCGAAATACGATGTAAAAATCTTCATTTTTTGTTCTTTTTACGGTGTAAATATATAAAAAGTATATGAAATTCATGCACTTTTAGTGCTAAAATTGTCTAAACTACCACGTTTTTATTATTTCTATGACTTTTTCATATTCTCCAGCGTGTAACAATGACGCTTCGGTGTGGAAATTTATATCAGTTAATCGATATTCTATAAGTAAACAGGTATATTCATCACCAATTTTGCGATGGTTTTGATGTTTCTTGGCAAGTGATTCCAATTCTGTACAAGATAGACAGTAGTGATTCTTGCGATTAAGATTCCGCATCTTATTAACATCTTCTTCTTTCAAATCTTCGTATGTCATGGCTTAATCCTCCTCAAATTCGTCTTCATATACAAAAATATGTTTACCACTTCCACAAATCTCGACTTCCCATTTATGCATGTTCAGCCAATATTCGATTAGAATTATGTTTCTATAGCCTTTATATGGCTCTTTCAATGTTGCTGTTCTCATTGCTCTTAATTTTAAAATGTCGGATCTATATAGTGATTTTGATAATGCAACATAAGCAGAACTCCATCTTTGTAATGCTGCCCTTCTGCTACCCAATATCCATTCCTTCTTTTGGTGAACACTTTTGGTGCTCCTTCCAATTCTGGTAGGACTTCATATTCGCTGGCATAATAGTCTATACATTTGGTTTGATTGAAAGTAACCTCAATCTTGCATGGAGAAATAATTTTAGTAACTGTTGCCGCTCGTTTATCCGAGTAATAGCAGACCGTACAGCCAAGTCCAACTTCGGGTACGAGATTTTTGATTGCGTCCAACTTCGCTTTTTCCTTTTGCTCTTGCCAATCTGAGAATTTTATACCGCCGGGATATTTGCGACTTTCTATTTCGTGTAGAATAGCAAAACTCTCCTTGCTTGTTAATTTCTTTGATATTTCCATTGCTCTGTATTTTATCCGTTATACGTTGATGTTATTTCTTCTGCACGGAGTTCTTTTCTTAACTCACCGTTCCTATATATTCTCACGGCTACTATTCTAACTGTATCGGATAGGAAACGCCCGCAGTCATTAGCTAGCTTAACTTGTAATTGAATAGCTTTTGCTAAATTTTTAGTACGCTTTCTTATGGTTTTCTTGAATCCGAAAACATAATCTTCGGTATCGATTTCGAACTGGTAGGTGTCAGAGTGTAATATCTGGTTAAGTTCGGATGTCATTTGTTCTATCTTTTCCATTGCTATTTTGTTATTATTAGAAAAACAAATTAATTATCTCTTCTTTTGTATGGTAATTAAGCCAGTTATTTGCATTCTCTGTTGCTTTCTCAACACTTCTATACTTTAATCCAGATGATGCAATATATAAGCAAATCGTACGTTTGTGCATTTTCAACACTTGTTCCTTTTTAGGCTTAGTTATAGTTACTTGATTAGTACGTTTATTAAACTTACAAAACCGATTATTTAAAGTTTCTTCTTTTGTAATAGCCTTCATTGCTCTTATTGTTTAAGTGGTTATTTTGGATATATAAAGATACAAATAATATATTGAATATCAGTAGTTTGTGTTTAAAATATTGCTTACTTAAACTTTGTTTAACTTTTTGTCTCTCAGCGACTTTCGGTCAAGTATCTGTGCAAACAAACCAGTTGCAAACACTATTTCACGTCCATACTTATCCTTGCATCGAATGTATATATATGCATCTTTACCAGACATATAAAGCTCATACAGATTATTGTATGGACGAATGCAATCACGGAACATTTCCGATGCCGTCTTTGACTTACGATAACCACTTCTGCCCATACTTTTCAAATAATAATGATTTACTTTTCTCTATCTCCTTGTCTGTGTCGATTCCGAGTTGTCGATAGAAAACAGAATTACCGGATAGGCATTCATGTGCTATCTTCAATGTTCTACGTTCTTCTTTGGAGAAACCAACTCGAAAAGTAGAGAATATAGCTAATGCTTCTTTCAAATAGCCGGAGTGGAGTAGGGATATAGCTTTACTTGTTTTGGTTTCCATAAGGGTAAATTTCGATGTCTTCAAAATCATCGTCAGTAAGGGCGATTTCTTCTGTGTTTATCATTTCTTCTACTTTCTCATGAGCGGAATCCATGTTTTCTGCTTCTACCTCCACTACCTTCGAGTAGGTTTCGATTATTCTGAATTTATATTTCATATTTCATTACTTGTATAATCTTCATCACATTTATTACACCGCCACATATATCCAGAAGCAGGAGAGAGGAAAAGCGAATTACCACATTTCGTACAGGTTGGGAGCAAGTCTTTAATGTAGCCAACTTCAACCCCAAATGGGCAACTGCTCCGTAATGCTCTTTCAAAATCTTCATCACTTTCGATAAGTCCTTCTGCATCGTCGTCGTATAGAGAATACAATTCTTGCGTTCCAGTTTTGTATATGGCTGTGGCTGTGTCTTTATCTACTATAAGCCAGACAAAACCGTCTTTTGTAACTTTCGTTTTCATAGTCCTAACTCTTTTATTATGCATTGTGCCATTTCGTTTGCTTTATAAACTTTTTTATCATAAGCAATTAAATTGTGTATTCTTGTCGCCTCCCCTGATAAAAAAGGTATTTGACTTGGATATAAGCTATAATGCTCCAATAACACCTTTTTAGCAAGTTCTAAAGCTTCGCTTTTATAGCCAAGTTTATCCCCTGTAATGATCATCACACTCCAAGCGTTATCGTTTCTAATCAACTTTTCCATTTTTTATTCTCCCCATAATTTTAATGCAAGGTCATAATTCTTTTGAGCTTCATTTACTGCTTTTTTGGCATAAGTAAGAGTGTAGGAGTGTTCACGTGGATATTTGCCTGACTTTACACCTTCATGATATTCTTTGGCTTCTTCCAGCTTGTGCGCATAAAAGTCAATACTTCCCGGCATAGATAGGTTGATGGTTGTAGCACGCTTGTCCCAGTATTCGGCTTCTCTTTCATGTTCTGTTGCTTTGTCGCTAAATTCAACGCTTTTACCCATGTTTCTCCAAGCATCCGCTATTGCTTTTCTGTGTCGTCTTTCGCTATGATGTCCTACTTTAATAGGTTCTCCAAGTGAAAGAAAATCTCTGTCCTTATTTGACTTTTCGAAATATTCATGACTTTTTTTATTTGCTGATACAGACCATTCACGTCTACGTTCGGCTCTACGTTTTGCCCATTCTTGTACGTTGAATCCGTCAGCCCTTACGATGGAGTAATAATAGAATCCGTCACGCTCAAATATCAGATTAAAAACGATACTTTCATTCTCTTTTCCATACTTGGTTGTAACTAGAATTTCCTCACCTCTTTCATGCTTTTCTTCACACTTTGCCAAAAATACGTTTGGCGCAAATTTGTAATATGTGTTCATTGCTCTTATGTATTAAATTGCTAACTTTAATTTTTCTATATCTCGAATAAGCCTATTAGCTCTCTGCCTTTCATTGCTTGCAAAGTCCTCATTACAGATATTTTCATAGAATGCTGCATTTTCTTCTGCCTCTTTTAACGAAATCTCTTTGCGTTCTATCAAAGACTTTATTGTATCAATATTATTGCTATTAATAATTTCTTCTAAAGCTGTCTTCTTTGTTAATTCGATTGTTGCTTTCATTGCTCTTTTAATTAATTATCTGCAAACTTTATCAACTGTAACTTTCAACACTTTCCAATCACCTATTGCCAGATTAAGTGTTCCATCGGAATTAATTTTCTCAATTACAAATTTCTTATAAGGATAAGGGTTGTAAGTGACTTCACGTCCTAATTTTGCATTAAACTTTCTCATCGCTCTTATCTTTTAATTATTAGTAATATTGGTTTTTTTAGTATTGTAAATATACTCATTATCAGTGAGTTAACCAAATATTTACAGCCTTATTTTGCTCATAATCAAGAGTTTAACTTTTGGTAACTTGAAATGAAATATGAATGAAATGGAGTATCACGGACAATAGGTTTAATCTATTGGTTTTTATTAAAGTGACCCGGCTTTTGTTTCCACAGTGATATAGCCGGGCCACCGCTCTTGTTGTTTTGGAAGAGCACGTGTATTTGGTGTATCAATCTCCGCAATAACGCCCGCTTTGGTTTCTGTAATACTCTATTATACCTCTTTCCATTGCTGAGTCGAATACAATCGATTCGGGCTTTTGTGCGGGTCCCGACTTTTTCATTAACCGGCGAGCCTCTTTTTCTGCCTTGCGGGCTTCCGCTTTCATCTTAAACCATGCGTTCCTCAAACAAGCACTGAACGACTGGCAGAACTCACGGCCGAGAACCGAGATAGAGCGTTTATACATTGACCATGCCATTTTGAAAAGTTGCGATTTGTCGATTTTCGTTTTCATATCTTTGTTTTAGTTTTATGATATAAAGATACAAGTTATATCTTGTTTATACAATAGTTTGAACAAGATTTATCTTGTATTTAACTTTATTTATACAAGATATAGCTTGCATATACTAATAAAAAAACGACTTTTGTAACAGAAATAACTTTTAGGGTATGAGAATAAGAGATATTATTGAGCAAAAAGGTATAACTACAAAAGAGTTAGCCGAAAGAATGGGAATTAGCCAAAGTGCATTGAACCAACATATATCAGGGAATCCTTCGATTAAAGTTCTTACTTCAATTGCTTCTAATTTAGGAGTTGATATATGGGAATTGTTTATATCACCAGAAGAAGTACGCCCCAATAGTGATACTACTGTATTGACGTGTCCTAAATGTGGAGCGAAGTTAAAGGTAATTGAGTCAAAAGATTAAGCCATGAACGAGGAAATAACAAAGCTATTGCTTCAATGCGACACGTTGAAAGCCCGTTTGTTGGGGCTGCGCCCATTACCACCGGATGCCCTGCAAAAGATAGAGAATGCGTTTGCCATTGAATACACCTATGAAAGCAACCGGATCGAGGGAAATACGCTCACACTGCAAGAAACGGAGTTAGTAGTGAACGAGGGGGTTACTATCGCCGGAAAGTCAATGCGGGAACACCTTGAAGCAATTAACCACGTTGAAGCGATAGACTACATAAAGGACTTTGCAAAGGGAGGTATGGAAATATCGGAGCGCACAATCAAGGAAATACACGCTATTGTGCTACATGGAATAGACAGAGAGAATGCCGGACGTTATCGGGGCGTGCCTGTTATGATTTCGGGAAGTACACATGTCCCCCCACAGCCGTATTTGATACAACCACAAATGGAGGCTTTTATGACAAGGTTTGCCGAAATGGAGGAGCAAGGCATTCACCCGGTGCTCATTGCGGCTTACCTTCATGATGAGTTGGTACGCATACACCCGTTTATAGACGGGAACGGGCGCACATCTCGGCTTCTGATGAATCTATACTTACTCCGCAACGGTTATACACTGGTAAATCTCAAAGGCAGCAACGAGGACAAAATAAGCTATTACAAGGCACTGGAAGCCTCTCATACAGAGAACAATCCGGCAGAGTTCCAAAAGGTCGTTATACGGGCTGAAATAGAATCTTTAAGCCGGTATCTCTCGATTGTAGGATAGTATTGTCTGGATTTGAATTAAAGATTATGAATGAAGCAATGATTTCATTTGTAACTCGTTTAAGTTTATTTATTACCTAATCACGACCTAAATTTAAAGTATAAGGAGACAAAAAAGGAGGGCGTTTTGCGTCCTCCTCGTTATGGATCCTGCTTTATATGATTACCACAAAGCAACCTTTCCGCCTATTCCCAAATCAAGGGTGGCCGTTGTAATTCCCAAAGCCTTAAAAACTTTGCTCATAGTAGGAAGTGTTATTATACACTTACCGCTCTCCAACTTACAAATTTGAGAGCGTTTCACGCCTACTTTTTTGCCTAATTCCTCCTGTGTGAGGTTCTGTTTGAGCCTTTCTGCCTTGATAGCCTCTCCAATGTAATAAGCCTGCAAATCATCTTTGAGTTGAGCTTCCATAGCGTCCCTTTCGGGAGTGCCCACCTTTCCCCATACATCATCTATCAATTTGTCTGCTAGTGTGAAATTCATCTTTGCCATATCTGTTACTTTTTATCATTAAAATATTCTTTCCTTATTCTCTCTGCCTTTTCTATCTCCTTTTTAGGGGTTTTCTGCGTCTTTTTCACTATCCCGTGAGTAACCACTACCAAAGCCCCTTTCTCGGTGTCCCAGAAAGCAAACAGACGGTAACAAATTCCGTTGAAAAGCGTCCGTAACTCCCATATATCAGAGTTTTCCAATTTCTTGAAAACGTCCTTTTCTATTAGACCACTCTGCACTCTACGAATATTATACGCTATCTTCTGCTGTGCCTTGAATGGCTGCTGCCTTACAAAACTGTTCGCCTCATCGCTTAGTATTATGGTTATCGTATGCCCGTCCATATCGTTTCTTGTTATATTTACAAAGATAATAATTTGTTTCCAAATTAGCAAACAATCGTATCTGTTTTTATTCTATTTTAGAAAAATTTCTCTCTCGGCTTGCCGTTCGTCTGGATACTCCACCCGGCATGAAAGCTCGGAGGGGAGATGTTCAGGAAATTGGGATCCGATATATTATAAACATCGGTATCTCTTATGTTAATGTTCAAAATATTTCGTTTCATATCGCCTTAAAATCCAATCGGCCTAAATTGTCATTTATAGACTTAATGATACTTTCCTGTATCAAGGTTCCGCATTGGGTTGTTAGTTGTATAAAGTGATCTGTATCATTATCTGATACAATTCCGTACTTGTTCTTCCAGTTGCAAAAAGAGTTCTCTATATCCCGCAATCCTGCCAACATGATTAATAACTTCCTTGTCTGTCCACTGATGACGGCGTTACGCATGGTATCGACGCTACGATGTTCGATTACTTCTACTGTCTGCTCATCTTGTTTTAATTCGGTTGTTTCCATATAAAAAAAGTTTATTGTTTAACGATGTTCGGAATAGCGGGAATCCTCCCGGACACGTCCGCTACCGGTGGGATAGCTTACTTTCACAAGCGGCTGCCCCGTCTATAATTTAACAAACATATAAAAGCACCCTATTAGGGTAGGGTAACCCCGGAGCGGATAAACCGCCCCTTTGGATTTATAATAACTTTATGGTTATAGCTGATATTATGCCGAGAGTTTGGTATTGAACAATTCAATGACAAACTTTCTGCCTGATTCGGTCCAATACATGTGTTCTCTTGATTTCTGTACTCCGTTATCCATATAAGGATAGGGGACATGTTTGGTAAATCCTTTACTGCGGTATTTGGCTGTGAGGAAGTAAACAGAAGATTGTCTGTATTGAACTCCCCATTCACATAGTAGTTTGTTCAGCTTTATAGCCGATACACCTAAGAATGCCGCTATCATGTTTGTCGTCACAAGTCCTTCACTCGACATGATTTCATCGTAACATTTACCTTTGGGGGCGAGGACCTTTATAGTATCGTCCTTTATGGATATTTCCTCGTCTTTTCTCTCGATGATAATTTGTTTCTGGGCATTTTCAGCTTCGAGCTGTTTTAATCGTTCTTCTCTTTTGGCAAGAGTGGCTTGTGCAATGGTTAGCGCACGTGCCATGATTTCTTCTGGTGTGTCTTCTTGCTTGGTGGAGATGTAGCCGCCTGTGGTGCGTACTTCGTGAAGGATTTGTTTGACCCCTTTCTTGAATTGTTTGGCTATTGGCTTGCGGCTTTGCATAAGGATTTCGTATAAACCACCTTCGGTTAGGAACCAAACTTGTTGGTTTCCACCGGGGGTCGGAATAATGTTCCGACCCTTTTCATCATCATCTACAGATGCAACCAATTTGTTAAGGCTTGTTTTGTCGTAATCGATGCATTCTGCAATCTCTCTTGCAAGGAACATGGGATTTTCTGCTGTTCCGTAAACTGTGAATTGGTGTCCAAGCAATTCTGTTTGTTTTAGGACTTGAATTTGGGCTGCCATAAACTTGTAGCATTAAGTTGTATGATAGGCAGCAAAAAGCGGCCGCCATATACGCTGCTACAAGTTAATGGACTTCACCTCGAAAGGCTAATCTTTACTTACGTATAGGAGGCCGCCAATATATAAAAGTATAGGCATAAAAAAAGCCCAACTTTCTATTGAGCAAATTAACCGCTTGCCCTGCGAGATGATTAAGTTCATCAACTTGTAGCATTACAAAAGTATTGAATTTTACGAGGTAATGCTAATTATTGGGCACAAAATTAGAGCATGGAATCTTGAAAGTGTATGAATTTCATACATAATTCAACATTATTAACCTTTGAGGGCTATTATACGATTTCCTAAATCAGTGAATCGTAAGGCGAAATTCCGTTTAATGCAAAATTGCAATATTCACAAATAATGAAGTGCACCACCAGAAAACGTAAAAAGAAAGCGATGAAAAATTAATCTCACCGCTTTTTATATGCCTCAAAATAGACGTGTGTAAACAAATGCCAAATTAGAGTTGTACAAACATCAATTCTTTAAATCAAAGGAATTATCCGTATTTTATCGAGCAAGCCACAAACAAGGCCATCGCGCCGAATATGGCACTTGCTACTGCGATGATGGTAGTTATAACCCATTTCCAGTCTATGGGATTGCGCAAGTTAGGATTGGTGGCAAGATAAATTTTTCCATATTTCGTTATGCGGACATCTTCAAGTTCATGCCCCTCGTTCCATAGACCTTTGACAAGACCTAATCTTTCCAGCGAGTCTACGCACGAAATGAATATATGGTGCGGATAAGTGTTTGGGCAGACAATCCCGCTGCTGATTAAACGCAACACTTGCTTCTCCTGTTTTGATAGCTTGATTTGCTTCATGACCGTTTCTCTACAATGACAGCAAAAACTTATACGCTTTAAGATACTTGTTCAATCTCGGTAAGTCTTCCTCTATTATTTGAGGTAAACGGGTTACGTCCAAATTGTCCTCCAAGTCGTGCAGCTTTACTTGTCTTCCAATAGGATTCAATCTACACCGTTTTATGAAATCGTCATAGATCTCATCATCGTTACGAGTGACAGAAAGTATAGCATCCACAATATTATGAGGAAAGCCTTCCATTAGTAAATATTCAGCAGTAACTTCGGTATCTTCTATCGTGTCATGCAATAAAGCTACTATGCGCTCCTCATCTGTTTTGCATCGGTTTGCCACACGGATAGGGTGGAAGATGTAGGCTGCTCCAGCTTTATCGGTTTGTCCGCTATGGGCTTTGACGGCGATTTGAAGGGCTTTTTCTAATAGTGAATTTTTAGTACATGTCATATTCTGATTTGGGTATTTCTATACCTTCTAATATTATCTCGCAAACGGTTTCATTTGACTGTGATATTTCCTTTTCATTGCGTCTTCCTTTGTGCTTAATGAAAGCATTTGTCTTTCCATTTTCAAGAACAAGACGTATTGCAGATTCTTCAAAATCGTCTAAAATATAGACTTCTTCACCCGCTTGTAATTTTTTTTGTAGGATATTTGGGTTCATATTTATATGTAAAGATAATTATTTTTATCGGAAATGACTATAATATTCAATAGATTTTTCTACTATTTTTAGTGCTTCATTACTTGATTTATCGAGTATGCGCCATTGCTCATAATATTTATGTCCGAGACCACCTTCCATTCCTGTCTCATTATGTATTTCTTCCCAACGTTTTTTCCCAAGAATACGTTTCGCATCTTCCGGCCTTTCTTTTGCAAAAATCATACGTTCCGTATTAACTTGTATTTCCGCAGTAAGACCATTTGTGGTTCTTATGTTTACGATGTTTCCACTATATCCCATGAATGATTCTGGTTTTTGCCTTTTAAGGCGTAAGAAGCCTTCCGTTTTGTACAGTTCTTCTAACACATCTTCTATTCGGGACTTCGGAACGATTATGGTTGTTCTTACAGCATCTTTAATATCGTATGGAGTTATACCTTCTGTGATGACTTTTCTTGTGATAGAAGTTGTACTCTTGAAATTAATAGGCGTAACATAACCACCATTTTTTATTGCGATCCGTTCTGCTATGGACTGTACTTCATCTCCCACTGATGATGCTCGTTTTACAATTTCCGAAATGGAACTTTCAACTGTTATTTTCTGATAAACGGATTTATTATCACGCAAAAAGTATGGTAAAGTATTACGTTTTTTTGCTGTGCTGATGCGCTCTTGATTATCTAATACCCACTTTTTGAAAGCGTCCGGTACGTCTTTAACTTCGTTCACGCTTGCTGTCGTGGCTTCATTCCGACCGTCCCATTCCCAAAATTCTTCTTCGGTTTTTAGAATGGGTATCTTGTAACACCGGCAAAGGGGATGCCAACTGGTCCATTGGAAGTCTTTCGGGTACTTCCCGGCTAGTATATCGCAAATGTCTTGGAAAGGCTTTCCGTTGCAAGTATGGTTGTTGCTCAACTTGATTTCATATCCCACCACGAAGTCCATCTGCTGCCAGCGTAGATTTTCCGCTTGGCGGTATGCCATATTGATTTCGGAAGCAGCCAAACGGATAGAACGATACTCGCAATCCATTGCCCGTGATGCTTTTCCGAACCTTTCCTTGTAATCTTTTTGTAGTTGCGGGAAATCGAGCAGATATTTGGAGATTTGCTTACTTAATGTAATTGCACTCGTACCTTTTTGAATGGCACATGATATAGCTTCTTCAAGTTCTTGCTTATACAGAGTCGATTGATTCCACAACTTATCTGATATGGTAAATCCTTTATCCTTACGTTGCTGAAACGCTTTCAATGCATCATTATTGGGCTGGTATAGGATTTCGTATTTCTCCTTTCCTATGGTTGCGCCATAAGTTTGCAATACTTTGTTGGCAAGAAGATCTTGAACTTCGTTGCTGTTTTTCCATTCTTCAGAAGTTCCACTATATATTACAGATCCGATGTCCTCAACGAACCTTTCTTGTAAGTCTCTTATCCGTTTCCTTGTTTGGGGATAATCCGACCACATAAACGGACTATCACTATCAATGGTAAAATCGGTAATTCCGACTATTTTAGCCGCCTCTAAATTCAAATCCTCGTATATGGATTCCACAAGCATGACGTACTTGGCGAGCCGTTTATTCAGCTCGCCGTACTTGCGTTTCTGATTTGGAGTTTTTGGCTTTGCCATTGCGTATTATTTATTTTCAACCCTGTCAGGTGCTGGCATTTCCAATAAACGAATAGCTTTAATTGTTTCTTTACCCTCTAGTATTGCTTTACATAAGCGGTGGTATCCATCGGCGATTTGTCCTACATCATCAAGAATAATAGGATATTCAAGAGAACATTGATTCACTCGTTTGCACTGAAATATAAAACTATGAAGTTGATTACACTCAAACGGCTCTGCTGTCAAGTCAATATTCCATAAGGGCATATCAAGTATAGGGTATTCTTTTACTTTTGCAAAGTCATAGAGTGTTTGGGCTGTCCAAATTTTATCTCCACGGTGGTATTCACTTTCAGCGAAAGTCATATTATCAACTGGAACTTTCATTTCACCTCTCACATGGATCTCGTCCCCAACCTTGCAGACTGTATATTCAATCAAATCTTTTTGATTGATGGAGTTGATGATTGACTTGCGTATCTCATTCTTGGTTTCACAGACAAGCATTTCAACAGCCTTACGGTTGGACCACCCTTCGTCAACTTTATTCTTCTTTCGGTAATCCTTGATTTCTTTTTTAGTCAGGACAAGGCAGACGCCAAGCTTCCTTGCTTCGTAGTTATCAACACTTTCAATATTGCTCAATCTTTCTTGTGGATTGATTTTATAAGATAACTTAATGAGCCACATTGATATTCTTTTTCTCATAATGTTTCAGTATTTAAATTGCTGACTCTCCGAATATATTGTCGACCCTGCTTTGTGAAGTGATAGTCTCCTCTTGCCGTATCTGTTCCAATGTAGCCTGCGCGTCATTGCTATAACCTGCCTGTTGGATAGATTCAAGCTGAGACATGACTGGTTTTCCGCCATTAAGTTTCAATAAGCGATCTGCTGTGGCATCTTCATCTTGTTGTATGAAGGGGGTAATGATATGTTCAATCTCTATATTATCAATTTCGCTTGCCCATGATGTGTTCATGTGCTTCAAAAATTCTTTGATGACACTTGCCTCACGTTCGAAAAGCTCAATCCATGAGCCGCTTTCGTCTCCAACCTTTAAGTGGGCGTCAGTCAAAAGCATTTGTCTGGCATCGTAACCTATGTTCCCCAAAGACTTCATGTTGTCAAAAGAAACGTCAGGCATCTGCGATTGCATCCAATAGAGTTTAAGCAGGGTTTCCACGTGATACTTCAATGCTTCGATAGATTGCGACCATGATACATACGATACGTCTCCATTATATTCCACACGGTAAACTCTACGGCTTTCTCCTTTATCTTCTCCACCTTTTATGCCACCGGCTATTTTCAAAATTGGTGCTGAATTATAGGCAATCACGTCGGAGTTGCGAGAAAGTGTATATTCCAATTCTTTGCGAATACGAGTTAATCCGTGGTATATAGGTACAGGTCTAAATGCGTATGCACCGGGTATTTTCATTAATCGTATTTGTTCAACAGTACCGACAGGTTCCCAACCTTTACCATTTTGTTTCCATTTATAATGTTTGTCCGATGTGTATGTCTCAAAATAAGTAATTACTTCGTCCTTTACCTTTTTGGTGTATTCAAAGGACATTGCAAGCATATCGTCAAGCTCGTCGATCAATGGATATAGTTTTACTCCCTCCATCGGCGAGTATGTCTTGCATTTTAGCTTATACTTACTATTAAAACCATATAATGTATTGGTCTTTTCTACTACGTACCAAATTGTGAAAATTTCGCATGAGGCGAAATACGCATTTGCACGTTTAATATTTTCTGTATCGATTCGGGCATACTTGTAAATTGCCTCTATAGCCTTTGCTATCTGTTGGCGGACTTCAAATCCTTCTGTGTTGTGGTAGATACGTTTTACAGGAATGGCAAACATGAACTCGGTCATACGCTTTGTAAGCAGCTTTTCAAGGCCAATGTAAATGCGTGATGCTTCTTCTTTTCTCCCGTCTTTGCGTATTTTATCTTTTCGTGTTATAGTATCTTTGGCTATTTCATGGAATGATGGTTCATACGCTTTAATAAGAAATTCCCATGAAGGAACACAAACGGATTTTCTTTTTAAGTCATTGATAATATTATCAACGGGTCGGGCACTGTTTAATATAGCGGTTATTTCGTCCATAGGCATGTTTCGTATTACTTCATACGATTTTTTTTCAAAAATAGCAAAAGTGTATGAATTTCATATACTTTTAAGACTAAATTTGTTTAATTTACTATATTCGCCTGTTTTAGTGTTTTCCAGCATTCTCCGTTGAGCGGCAAATTTGATACAGATACAGTAATATCGCTGACACTCCTTTCAGGTAGCAAGATTTAAGAAATGAAATATATTTCTTAAACTCTACTGTGAGAGAATCAGCGATATTTACTGCCTTTATTGCTATTTTGAATATACATTAAATCTCACCTTATTCCTACTTCTGAAATTCACTATATCTTCGATCATTCTGATATAATCATCGGAATTTACACATGGAGTGAAAGCACGGGGATTGAGTTTTATTTTCTTTAATACGAGCTCATTGTCAAAGTCTTCACATCGATATAGCTTTATAATAGCTGCTACAAACTCCCTTCTCCTGTATATTGGTGAACTCTGGTTTTCACAAAAGGGTTTATAAGCCATTACCATATCTGCTAGTTTGCATGAGGTTTCAAAATCTTTTATAACAAAAAGACCTCTTCGTATGGCACTATGGTTTAGGTGTCTCTTTTTATCATAATCACAAGTCAAAGACATTCGCAAGAAAAATTCGCATATAGAGATTGGGAAATCTGGATACCTTTTTTGAAACTCCATTATCTTCACATACTCTTTTTTACCTTCATCTGCATAGGATTTAACAAAGTCTTTTTTTTGCCAATTCCGAGCTTCCATATTATACATACGCACCTGCTCAACGCCGTATCCTTCTACTATGATGTATCTTATAGGTTTATGAGTTCCTTTGATGCAAGAAAACGGTTTTGCCCATCTATTATTTCAAATTTTTCATTCACAATAATAACTGTAAATAGGAATTGCTCATTCATTTGAGTTGCAATCTTCTTGTAATGGTCAATTTCCCTATTCCCTTTTTCCATGATATGAAACTTATCGTAGTCGTATGTTTCATAAACAGATGCTATTTGTTTGTCCATTGTATGATAATTTAATTTGTAAATAAACTTTTTATGATAATAAGATTAGAAATCGCAAGCGTGAGTATATTGCTTTTTCAGGCTTTCTAAGGCTTTTTCTGTAACAAGGTATTCGTAACTGTTTTTGCTGCTTATGCGCTTGATAGAGCGTGTCTCTTTGAGAACAACAGGCTTATTGAAGATGATTTCATACCTGTTACCACAGTTCGTTATCCGAAAATCAACACTACGCTTGTATCTGTCCAATTCTGTTTCTTTGTATTCACCTTTGGGGACAAAATTAGGATTGGACACCAAGTAGCCTTCTGCTACCAATATACCATTTGAGTTATATACTTTCATAATCGTGTTTTCATGACATTATCAGTAATTTTGCTACCTGTACTATCAAATACTTCTATAGTTGGTCTACCTCCGTTATCAATAGGAGAAATAGCCTCTGATGTTTCATATAAAGTTTCTCCGTCTGTAACCATTATCTGCTTGTCATCTTCAAAACAAAGTACATCTTCACCTCCCCATGATTTTATTATTTCTAACGCTTCTTTATAACTTTCTGCTTCGATAGAAAACTGAGTACGCTCCCAACATGTTACTTTGCGGTCCTGATAAAAATCAAATGTGTTCATTGCTCTTATGTATTTGCAGGGAAAAAGTCCTGCTGATTAAACTTATGCTATTTCTTTCATTATAGCTTCACATTCAGATTCTGAAAGCTCTGATGGTCGCCATTGATTAATACCGTCTGAAACATAAACAACACCTCTTTTGCCGCATCTAACAACTTCTTTTATCGACCAATATAACATTACATATTCGTGTTCATTGGTGTCGTAATTAAATCCTACGTATTGTCTGGATTTAATTGTTACAGCGTTTTTCAATGGGCATTCACCGTTGTTATTAGTGATAACTTCTTTTATTCTCGTCTCTAAAGATTTACTTGCTTTCATATCTCTTATCTTTTAATTATTAGTAATATTGGTTTGTTTTAGTATTGTAAAGATACTCATTATCAGTGAGTTAACCAAATATTTGCAGCCTTATTTTACTCATAATCAAGAGTTTAACTTTTGGTAACTTTGCAGTTCCCATTTATATCCTGCTTCGTCCCATTATAAAATCTCATCATGTTTATTCTTGTATTAATTTTTTGCTTAATATTTTTCTTTTTGAGTTGTTCACCCCACTGATAGGCTTCCTCAATGACACTCTTGCAATGTTTCTTCTCCCAATTCTCGCAGAAAGGATATGACTTGTATATACTCTCAATCATGTTTCAAATAATTTTTTATAACTCATATTTTACTCCTAATTTTCATCAAATATGCTTTCGATTTTTTCGTTCACCCTGTCACATGTATCTCCAAAGGAAATGGCAAAAGATTCGTCGCCTACACGGTCTATAATGGATCGCAGGTCACGGGCGATGTGGTTGAACGCCCGCAGTTCTTCCAGCATAGGAAGGGTAACAGTTCCGTCATATTTTTTCAGGAGTGATAGCAAATCGACGGCGGAGGATTCTGCAATGTCCGCCAACACTGGGATTTTTCTCAGGAGGCGATTACATTTATCTTTGTCCTCTTTGCTCATGGTGTCGGTGATTGTTTTTGCCGTGACTTGCTCAAGGGTTTGTAGTAGCCGGTCGTATTGCCTTCGTAAGTTGTCAAACAGAGCGAAGTCACCCCTTCTCAGAGCCTTCTCCATCTTCCGGCTGTACTCCTCTTTCAATATTTCGATGTTCATGATTTACTTGTCTTACATAATTATTTCAATATCAACTCTCTTGGTTCTTTATCCTCCCATTTTACTTCTAGGAATAAACTGTCACTTAATACAACAACAGTAGTATTTTTGTCTCTAAATCCCCATGTACACTCACGTTTAAATGGTTTAGTTGAGTACATAAACAATTTTCCACTTTCGTCCCTAGCTATCCACATAACTTACTCCTCCCACTCGATTTTAACAGTATCAATATATTCTTTATCCTTATCTATATAGGATATTGCACCCTCTTTGGTTTCAAATACAGAAACTCCTGTCATAATATAGCAATTCTCACTACTTGTACGAGGTCTATTACGATTGTAAATATTCACCCATCCTTCTTTCTTCTGAGGGAGCATCATTAAGTCATCTTTATATGGCGTGTCATTTTCAATTATAACCTTACCTTTTTCATTATAACCATATATGGTTTCTTCTTTGGCAGTATCTTCTACCAAAGCAATGATTGGATAGCTTACGCCCTTGAATAAAAATTTTCTATCAAAGGAAATAATCCTTACCTTTCTACCATCACGAGTACATACTGTCTTACCAGCTTTGGCTGCTTCAAGGTCAAATTCTTTTAAGTTCAATTTCTTTTCTTCCATATCTTCTTTGTTTTGTTTGATTTCTATACTTATTATTTTTTCATGCCAATCATATAATACATAATCATCGCATATAGGTTTATGATTTTTAAAATCTTCATATACCATGAAGTTTTGAACATAAACTTTACCGCCTTTAAAAATTTTGTCGTATATAAAATGTGGCTCTCCGACCTTTTCAAGTTTCTTGAAGATTACAGATTTACTGTCACTTCTATAAGTTCCACTACATTTATCAAGGTCACAATTACCTATGACATTAAAAGAACATAATTCACAAACAGTGGCACAATCATATTGTTTTGGTTGCTCTACGCACTGATACCACTCACCGTTGTACTCAAATATTTCTCCTACTTTTCTTTCCATAATCATACGCTTAATTATTCAAATTCCATTATCTCCTTATCCCATAGTTGGGCCACGAAATTTTCTAACTGGCAGCCTTTGGATTTTTCCCAACCGGGGCAAAGGCATATCATGTCGCATTCCATAAGAGCCTTTATATCGTTTCCCAGAAGTTCATGATAGGGTTTGTCCAAATCGGGGTTTACATCGAAGTCTATCGGTGTGACGACACGGTATCCTTTCATTTCGAGGACTCCCGAAACGTATAGTATTTCACTTTCCACTTCATCGAAGTCCCTGCCGGTAATGGGTAGGGAGATGTAGATTTTCTTTTTACTCATAATACAACAATGTTAACTAAACTATTAAAAGAGTTAATTTGATATTTGATAACTAAATATCGAAGTCGATTTGCATCGAACTTGATTCGGAACATTAACACCTCCGATCCGGCGAACTGTCATTCGCCATCATCTTGTCCATTCTCGTGTGAGAAAGACATTAAGCCCAATGTCCTGTAACTTTGGGCTTTTTTTAGTTGCACTTGACAGGGTGCAACTTATAGCTTGTCGATACAGGTCGGCAGGCAAAACGGAAAGGAGGTGTTAATGTGAAAGATCAAGTTCAAAATGAAAGTGGGAAAATCCGCATATTCTGCCGTTATATCATCAAGAACGGTAAAAAGATTTACCCTAAAAGGTCTAAATACTTTTCGTTCTTGGTGAGCGATAAGAAAAGTGCGTGATTTCGCTTTCTATGGGAATGTACAGGCATTCCCTTTCATCTATACTCCTACTTCTTTTCCTTCCATGATTATATTTCATTTTAAATCGAATATCTTGCTTGAATCCCTAATAGAATCAATAGACATCTTGGCACTCATTTGCTTCATAAATACAGCAAAACCCATCGCCAGATTCCAACTAGACCATCTATGAGTAATCTCTACTAGTTCAAAAGCATTTAGTAATACCAATTTTTCGTTTTTCTCTCTCAGGTCATTTACCGCATTTCTTACTCTGTGATAAAATTTGTCATTATATCTTTTTGCGTTATATGGTTCCGCACCTTCTCTTGGTTCAATACTACGATATTTAACCGAAAACGAAGGAAGTTTGTCTTCCTGAATCGCATTATACACATCAATTTCTACCGGGCCATATGGCATAGCATAGAAATTATCGAATATGTCTAAAAGGTCATCGCCTCCATCTTTCTTAGGAGCAGCAGCCAAAAACAGCAGTTTCATGGCTGTAAGTTTAGGAAACGGCTTGCCCTTAATCGTTTCATGATTATCCCGCCACTCTTCAAAAAGGTGGAGCATATAATCAAATGCCTTTATTTTATCTACTTCCATAATTTCACTTTACCAATTCAAAATCATACACAAATACATAGGGGTTTCTCTCCCATGTGCCTTTACCGATTATCTTGTCGATTAAGTATGAATAAGCCCCTTGTGGCGTGCAAAAAGGATCTTTTTTTAATGTCGGAATATAATATGCGTCCATAAAATGGGTATCTTCACTGCCGACTTTGCCTTTTATTATTCCCTCTTTCAAACAATCTTCATCTGAAATATCTTGTAACCGTTCAACACGTACATTGGTTATGCGGATTTGGTAGGGCATAAGGCCGGCACGGACAAACATTTTGTTGAAGTATCCGCTTCTTTTAGGCATTATTGGATACCCTTCCTCGTCAAGCTCATAATCAGGAAGATTTCCACAGTCTCCATAGTTCTGTGCCACTGCAACACACTCTCCTTTCCTGTATCTTTTGCACGACTTGTCATATTCAGTTCCTGATACAAAATTTATGTAACAGCCTAACAGCTCATTACTAAGACTAAGACCGTAAGCATAACCCTTCCAGCAAATTCCGCAATTATCCTGATATGTCGGCTGAGGAGTAATTATCCGCCTTGTCTGTGTTTTTAGACCTTCAAGTACGGCTTGGGTGAGTCCGTATTTATCATTGAACATTATTTTCTTCATCTCTTATTCCTCCTTTAATCATCTAACTATCTTTTTTTATATACATAAATTTAATATCAGACTTTTCTCTCATTTTTTTTATTTCTTCGATAATAACTTTTCTAATAAACCAGTATCCACCTGTAAGAAAATAATCTAAACCGCTTACTATTTCTGACTCATACCTCGTTCCTTTATAGATAACTCTATAATATCCACTCCATCCACCATCATGATATTCAAAATTTTGTAAAATATCATTCCTTAATCTTTGCAATAATTTAATCTTCATATCTTATTCCTCCTTTATAATTTCTTTCATGAAACAAATCCAGTGTGTATTAGAACGTTTGCCGGATATATGCCCGAATATTGGTTTTTCAGGTGTGAGTTTGAGAACTTCCGACACTTTGATGTCGGTCTCGTTCCATTTGAAAATCAAAAATCCTCCGGGTTTCAGGACTCGAAAACATTCTTTAAATCCCTTTGCCAGCATATCACGCCAATCTGAATACAGAGCTCCGTATTTAATTTGTTGGTAGCCTGTTGGCGATGCTTTTTCGTTCAAACGTCCGTACATATCTGCCATCTTTGACTTTCCAGCATTCCTTAATAAGTGAGGCGGATCGAAAACTACCATCGAAAAAGATTTATCCTCATATGGCATATTTGTAAAGTCGGCTTGTATGTCGGGATTTACTTCAAATGATCTACCATCGCATAAATGAGTAGAGACCTTTCGAATGTCTTGAAAAAGAACTCTTTCGTCATGTTTGTCGAAGTAGAACATCTTTCCCCCACAACAGGCATCTAATATCGTTTTTCTCATTGCTCTCCTCCTTTCTTCAATTCTGCTATGAGCGCATCGGCACATTCTATTGCATATTGCGCTTGTGCCATTGTATTTTTGAATCCTGTTGTATCATTGTTATGTTGTTCAGCAGCAGTCATCATATCTTTGGCTATCTCATACCTGCGTTGCTCCCAATCAATGTTCTTGTGTGGTTCTTCTTTAATAAATTCAAGCTCTGATTGCACGTATGTACACCAACTACGCTTGTTATCAACATATTGACGCTCCACTCCTCTTTTGGTGATAATATTTTCTATCCGTGATACCTCTATGACTTCGCCAGTCGATTTAATTTTTGCTTTCATTGCTCTCCTCCTTTCATAAGTTCGGTTTCTCCCATATCTGTATGATTTTTATAATTTATTGAAATAAACTGACTTGTATTCTTTTCAAGACCTTTTCATTTGCGTCGTTATAGAACTGTTTGTTGACCTCGAAGCCATATGCCTTTCTTCCCAATGAGGCTGCCGCATACAGGGTTGTGCCGCTTCCTGCGCACGGGTCGATGACAACATCGCCCTTGTCCGTGAATATCTCTATCAACCGTTTGAGAAGCGGGACAGGTTTCTGGCAAGGGTGGCATTTGGGCGTGGTGTTGTCCCTCACCCAGTCGAAGCAGTTGAAAATCATTCTCCCGTTGTTGTTGAATTTGGGCAACTTGTCCCGATAAAGGATAAGACCGTATTCGCAGTTGCCGACGACCTTCATGTTTGCTTTCAACACTTGCGCCGAGAAGTCCTTGCGGAAAACCAGCGGTATGTAGTGATTTAACCCGTATTTGCGTCCTAACTCTATGAATTTGAATTGCTGTTCGTACTCGCAGAACAGTATCATGCAGGGGGACTTGCCGGCTTCTTTCGGTTCTTTCACGAGCATTTTGGAACAGAAGTGCATGAACTCTGCCGGACGGAACTCGCTGTCGGACGAGAAGAATTGCTTGCCTGCCAATGCGCTCTCGCCGTTCTTGTTGTCTCCGTCGATATACCATGCGGGGTTGCTGGCGTAGGCGTTATTCGCCAAATTATACGGCACATCTGCTATAATCAGCTGGGCTTTTGGCAGCCCATAGACTTTATAATTTTGGAACGAATCGTTGTAAAGCTCTATGTCTTTCATACTTAACTTTCCTTTTTGCTGTAATTCTCAATTTGTTTTAATAATTTGGACAGTCCACGGCAGTCTCGAATAGTCTTACCCGTAGCCTAATTACTGTATGATCTACATCTAACAACCCTATCCTCATAAGTCACTGAGATTAAAAGTTTTTATTTCCTCCTCGGTGAACCAATATTTGACTTTGAGAGGCCTTATGCTGTAAAGCATTTCGTCGTAGCTATTCCTATTGTATATCTCGTCTAATCGGCTATATAGTTGCTTAGCTCTGTCTATGTCTTCATAGATAACTCGCTGAACTTCTTCATGGGAACAGTTGATAATATGCTTCGAGAAAACATATACTCGGTCATTCCTTATGTCAAGATAAATAAATATTACAAGCGTAATAAAAAGAATGGCTAATCCCGCTATCAATGTTATTTCCATGTCATTTCTCCTTTCTTAATTTTGCTTCAAATCATTCATTTCATATCCCATGTTAAACAGCCATTTGAGCTCTTCCCATTCCTCGAACGTGAGGCTGGTGGTTCTGATTCGTTCCCATTCCCGTTCCTTTTCCTCCTGCCGTTTCTTGTCCTCATAGAACCGCAATAGTTTTTCTCTGTCGGCTCTGAACTCTCGAAGAGACCTTGTTATCACCATAGGGTCGAAAACTCCGTAGAACGTCCCGTAAAGCCCTTGTTTGAACCGCTGGAAGAATACCATGAACTCGGTGAGCTTGAAATCACCATAGCCGGAGATGATGATACGGGCTATCTCCTCGTATTCCTTTTCCGTCATTCCGTCCTTGCGGACTCCCGAAAATTCGGCGAGGTCGAGAAGCTGTATTTCCAGCCACGACTCGGCGATGTGGCCCCCGAACGTCCTCGATACACGGGCTATGCTCGGTGCATGTCCGGTGAAACAACGCTCCTCGTTTTTGCAGTATTCCGTCTGCTTGTCAGGGCTAAAAAGGCAAAGCAGATTCTCCCCCGTCTTGTAGGTTGCCAGTATCTCCCGCTGCCAGCTTGGCGGCGATGGCTTCTGCAAACTCTGCATATCGCTCCTGTTTGGTCTTTCCGGTAGCAGCTCTTCTATTTTTTTCATACTTTTTCTCGTTGTTTGCCCATGTGGCGAGCCGCTTGGAGAGCTCCCATGTGGGCTGTTTCTCGAATCTCATTTTCGTTTGGGAGGCGTTCATCTCCGACCAATAGTCGAAAAATGCCCGAAGCATTTCTTTCCCGTACTTGTCGGCATAAGGGATAATGGAATGATAAAAGGCTTCTTTCCTTTCGTGCGTGGCGGCGGACGCCGCTTTTTTCTTTATACTCTCGTTAGAGAGTATTTCTTTTTTTTCTTTTTCTTTTATTTTCTTTTGTGGTATTTTCTCAGAGTTTATGGGCATTTCTTCGGAAGAAATAGTCATTTCCTCGGAGGAAATATGTTTTTCCTCGGAAGAAATAAGGGAATATTCGACGAAATCGCATTTCCGATTGATCTGTTTGCAAATGTCCCTGTATCGTTCCTGTATTCCTTTCGATGACAACACATGTTCCATTTCAAATAATTCTTTGGAAAATAACCCCAGTGCCAGACAGCTCTTAATCACTTCTGATATATATGCCTCTTCAAACCCGGTCTGTTCCGAAATAATGAAGGGCAACTCTTCGTCCCACATCATGTAGTACCCACCCTTGTAGATAAGACATAGCAGGAGAGCATATACCGTCATAGCTTTACCGCCTTGATACTTGATTAACTTTCGTATTCTTATATCTTGAAATGTGTCTATGTCAAAAGGAAAATAGTCCAATCCCATTTTTCTATTTCGTCCCATGTATATTTAGTTCCTATTTTCTTTTTATAAACTCATGAATTTTACTCATAATATGACAATTTCCACTGACGTGAAACGGTTGGGAAACTGTAAGATTGTGCTCATAATTATTCTTATTTATTACATGGTAAATTTAATATATTATTTACTTTTTGACAAATATAAATATCTGTAAATCAAATGATTAAACATTTTTTCAATTTGTGGTTTCAGTGATTGAAAATGCCCACCCGTTCAGGGTCTTGTGCTTGTCAATCTCACCGGTTTTGCATAGCTCGTTTATCTCGGATTTAAGCGACTGGATAACCACCGACTGTATCTCGGTAAAGCTCGCTATGGAGGGCTCCTTGTTATTCTTTTTCTTTTCCTCGATAATGGAGGATATAACTTGCTTGGCTATAATCATGGCTATTTTTGTTTTAACAATTCTGTGTTATGAGAATACAGCCGGCATGTACTTGTGCCGGTAAACGTTTTTCAGATAGGTTATCATTTGGTCGTAGCTCTTGATAAAGCCCTCGTTGATAAGGTCGGCGACTTTTCTTTCCAGCTCGTACAATTCCCGCTGTTTCTTTTCTTCGCCGTATTGGTTGCGGATATTCCTTTCATGCTCGTTGAACACAATCCAGTTCAACGCTTCGCCTACTTTCTGCATGGCTTGGGGCATGAAGTCTTTCCGAACGATCTTTGAAACGGCCGAGCCTAGTTTGTTGTAGGCATCGCCGGCTTCGTTGCGATACTTTATCATCTCGTCATAGACGAATTTCAACACCTTAACCTTAAACGACGGGTTAATCCACATTGCAAAATCGATGAACAGTAAGGGCGACATCCAAACAGCCCCTGCCTCTTTGCTCCCGTCTTTGTTGGTTCTCGATTTATTTATTATAAGTATTTGATTTATAGGTTTTTCGGAATTCCGAATTTGATCGTCGTCATTTATAAGAGCTTTTATAAACTCTTTTGTCTTACTGTTTTCGAGATAGTGGTTAACATTTTTCTTGTGGTTGTTGCCTTCGTTCCACTGTTTCAACAATTCGGATGCACAGAAAAATCCGTCTTTGGTACGTTGGGTCACATCTATGTTACCCATTCGCCTTTTCATCAGTTGGTTCGTTTTCATAGCGTATTTTCTTTGTTTATTTCAGATTCGACAACCTTGTATTTAATGGGCAATCCGGAGCAGATGATAGCGAGCAGGGCAGAGTCCCTTTCTTCTTGGTTGCTGCGGGGTCTGTTAAACTCTATCCCGCTCATCTGGCACAACCGCTTCAATTCTTCATGGGTGATCTTTCCGTCTTTCCCTTGCCAGCACTTGCGCAATGGGGATTGCTCCATGACTTGTATTCCGTAATGCCTCAGCATTTCGACTATCTTGCGACCGGTCTCTTGGTTGCGACCTACATGCTCGCCTTTCTTGGCTGCGCTCGCCCGTGTGTCCTTCGGTGACAAATGCCAGTTGGATTTGTTCTTCCAACCTGCCTCGACATATACCACGGTGGCATGGCCGAGTTCCGCACCTTCGAATGCCACCGAACGGACGATTTCCAACAACTCCGGGAACGGGTGGCTGTTAACCGTCAGCTTCATGTCGTATAGTCCTAGTATGGCAAGTCCGCTGCGCTCCACGTCGGGGTCTATCCCTATCACTACATCATATTTTATTTTTCTATTGTATGTGGCTTGTTCTTCCATTATATTGTATCTTTCTCTTTTTGTTCGGCAGGCGGGACTCGAACCCGCAACTGTATATTCGCTCCTTATACTCGACTTATACCGCTCTCCCGTTTGAACCACTGCCGATACCACCTAAAACACTTATGGCTTATTTCTCCCCGCAGTTCCTTCCTCCGTATGGTGCTCGACCACATACCCGGTTCGGCTTGCGGGAATGTCTCACATTATGCTCCTATATCAGGTCTATGATTTTGGTTTTCACAATTCCGTCCAACCGCATATCGTTAAGGCCTTGTCTCATGTGTTCTTGCATAAGGCGGTTGGCTTCGGTGATGTCTTTGGCGCAAACGAGGTTGTAGTACTTCGTTTCCTTTTCATTGCCGTTGTCATCGATGAATATGTCTATCAACGTGGCTTTGTAGAAGGGCTTGTCTTCTTCCTTCTCGTTGACTATCTCGACAACTTTCGAGCGGGTGATAGAGATTACATCGCAATCATCGTATTGTTCAACGCCTTTTGCTTCGGCCTCGGCGAAATACTCCACGTTGGTGATGTAGTGCTCGATGACTTCTTTCACTTCACCCTTGATATTCTCCTTGTTGACTTTCAGTTTGATTTCGTATAGCATCGCTTTTATTTTTTACCGGTTAAACACTTCTTTGAATTTTTCGTCGAGGGCATTCAGTATCCTCATTCGCTCAGCCGCTCTACCTTGATTATCAGTAGTGTAAATTCTCATTAACAATTGCTCTCGTGATCCATAAAAACAGCCACATGTATAAAATGGAGCAACATTGGGATAGTTGTGTTTATACCAGATATGAGTAGTACCTTGTACTGACACATAGGTATCTTTTACCATAAATTGAAGTTCTTCCGCTTCGTAACCGGGCATGTTTGGGTTTCTTACTGCATTCCTGCGGACACACCAGTAGCTATCCTTTGCCAGCTCTGTGAGCACATCGGCGGAAGTACTGGGGTTTTCTGC